CCCCTTCACCCGACACGCCATAAGTGGGCGTGCTTGACTCTCCCACAAGGCCAATGGCCCTGAACTCCCTAAAAGGGAGAGCTCCACCCAAGCTTGATGCTGACGGCTTTGGGACGTCCTGAACGTTCCAAGTGCTTCTCATCTTGTCTAATGGGTGGCAACCCATCAGGAAGGCTCTTATTAGGAGCCAAGCCAGAACGGTAGCAGGGGACTAACTCCACATGACTGTGGAGACCCCTTAACCTACCACCGGACTCTAGCCTGAGCAAGCACTTAAGCAAGGCACCAGTCCCCCCTAGCTCATCACTAGGGGCTTTGGCCTTCACTACATAGCCCTTAACCAAGGGACTATGAAGGCTTGGGTGCGTCTTCTCGGAATGGTACCCGAGGAACGAAACCCTGCCAAGCACTGGAGAAGTGGACTCAACATGAGGAAAATGAATTAACATTTTCTCCAGTTGAGGATCTAACCACTTAAATACCGTTCCCCAGTAACCATGCTGGTACAGCTGGTTACGAAGGGATACGGTACTGATGACTCCAGTAACGTCAGCTATCGTGGAAGGTAACGCTTGCCGGACCCTGACGATCGAAACGTCAGCTCCATTAAAGTATTCCTTCCCACAAGACTCTCTGAACCTTCCGGTCCAGAAAGACTTGTGCAAACCAACTCGAGCACCGAAATGTTCGAGTGTTTGTACGATAGAGGGCACATGATCTACGGGAACAATCAAATCGTCCCCGTAGACGCGCACCTGGTCCGCAAAGGCATAAATGTCTTTGCGGGTCAGTGACTTGTTGAGCGACTTCTGAATACCCAAGAAGATCATGGTCGTAAAGACCATGGCTTCTACAGGGAAACAGAGCGCTGAACCCATCGACGCGTACTTGGACAAACGGATAACACCGTGTCCAGGCACTTCGGCCCGACGAGACCGTGTCGAGTCGATGGCCCTTTCCAAATGGGGCCATCGGTCGAACATGGTCTTGACGAGCTGATTGGAGACACGATCGGATGCATCACTCAAATCGAGTGTTGCAGTTCGACCATCAATCGAACCTTGACGAGCCAGATCCTGATTAGGGACCTGATCGTCAAATCCGATAAGCCTAGGGAGGAGGTTATCCCTCCGATAGGCCGAGAGAAAACAGCGAAGAAGAGCTTGCTGTGTATATTGCATACACGTAGGCTCGATCGCTATTATCCTCGGTGTCTTCAACGTCTTAGGAACTGAGATGACCTTAACAGGCATCTCAGCACCAGGTTCGAGGATGTTCACCTGATCCAACTCATCACAAAAGTGATGATTTGGAATCAAGTACTCAGAGGAGGGAAAGTACTCCTCGAGTCGACTGGTCCAAGTACGTTGACGATACTTACCATTACTGGTAAGACCATCGGCAACAGAACCCGGACCATGCTTAGGGATGAGTTCACCATAATAGACATCGCTGTCCATTTGTGTGAAAACATCCCTAAAAAGCAAGCTCGACATTTCACGGAACTCAGTGATATCTTTCTCACTAAGATCCATGTCGAACTGACGGACATCCTGCTCACACTCGATGTAATTTTGCATCGCTTTCTTCTCCCGAGCATCACTGCAAGGGAGAAGAATCTTGCCATACATCAACGTGAGTTGACGTAGAGCAATGATTGAATCGATGCAAGGCTCATCGAGCAACAAGCCACTACCACGGTCGAACACACGGCTGAGAAAACCCCCTAGAAATAGAGGGAGATCTCCTCTTCCCCGATTAAAGGAAGAGTGGATGCCGACGTGACCTTGGTCAAGCCATTTTTGGATAGCTTTTCCAAGATCAGGTAGGGTTATCGTTAAAAACGACAACCCCTCATGTTCGACTCGCCTTCTGACG